AACCCGGCTCAGACGAGACCGGCATCGTGGTCGTGGGCTGCGACGCCGAGAACCCGTCGAACGGCTACGTCCTCGACGACCTCTCGGGGCGCTACAAGCCCGAGGAGTGGGCACGCATCGCCATCAACGCCTATCGCAAGCACAAGGCCGACCGCATCATCGGCGAGGCCAACAACGGCGGCGACCTCATCGAAAGCGTGCTGCGCACCGTCGACCCGACCATTGCCTACCGCAAGGTGCACGCGAGCCGGGGCAAGTACGTCCGCGCCGAGCCGGTGTCGACGCTCTACCAGAAGGGGCGCATGCACCACGTCGGCCTCTTCGGCCCGCTCGAAGACCAGATGTGCAACTTCACGCCCGACATAGACCGCCGCGTCATGGGCTCACCCGACCGCGTCGACGCGCTCGTGTGGGGGTGCTGGGCACTCATGGTGGGGCGGCGCGGCTTCGGCATCCCGGCGGCCATCGGCCGCAACGCCGCGTGATACTGTGACAGCGTCGACCGAGGAGGCAACGTGGCGGCCCTGAAGACGGACATCGAAAGGGCTTACGATGCCCTCGCTGAGAAGAAGGCACGGTACGACGTGCTCTTCGCCTACTACGATGGAAACCACCCGCTCGTCTACTCGACCGAACACCTCTCCGACCTCTTCCGCAAGATTGAGGCGAGGTGGGTGCAGAACTGGTGCAGCGTGGTCGTCGACTCGGCGCTGGAGCGGCTCACCTTCAAGGGCTTCGAGGTCGACAAGAGGGCGGGGGGCTCGGCGGCGGCGAGCGACAAGCTGACCGAGCTAGGCTCGGCGACGGACCTCGAAATCGAGTTCTACGATGCGCACAAGGACGCCCTCATCACGGGCGAGGGCTTCCTGCTCGCGTGGCCCGACGAGGAGGGCGGTTTCGACCTCTACGCGAACGACCCGCGCCTCGTGCATTGCTTCTACGAGACCGAGCGCCCGAAGGACATCGAGTTCGCGGCCAAGTGGTGGCGCGTCCCCGGCGCGACGCTGATGAACCTCTACTACCCAGACCGCATCGAGCATTGGATGGGGCCGAAGAACCCACGCTCGGGCAAGTCGTTCGTTCCGCGCGAGAAGGGCACCACCGACGACCGGGGTGAGGAGGTCGAGGCCGAGGCCAGCGAGGACAACCCGTATGGCCGCGTGCCCGTCTTCCACCTGCGCACCTCGCGGCGCGGCCCCGGCGGCGAGCTGCGCAAGCTCATCAGCGCGCAGGACGCGGTCAACAAGCTGCTCGCCGACATGATGGTCGCCTCCGAGTTCGGCAGCTTCCCGCAGCGGTACATCATCACCGAGCAGGACACCTCGAAGCTCAAGATTGGCCCCGGCCAGCTCTGGGCCTTCAGGCCCGCCGACGAAGGCGTGCAGCCGACGTCGGCCGGGACGTTCCCGCCCGTCGACGTCGACCAGTACCTCGGCGCGATGGACAAGCTGGCGTCCTCCATCGCCATCGTGTCGCGCACGCCAAAGCACTACTTCTTCGCGCAGGGCGGCGACCCCTCGGGCGAGGCGCTCATCGCGATGGAGGCTCCGCTCGTGAAGAAGTGCGAGCACTACAGCGAGCTGTTCGGTCAGGTGTGGCGCGAGCTGGGCGTCTTCATGCTGGAGGCGCTCGGCGTCAAGGTCGACCCCGGCGCGGTGAGCGCGACGTGGGACGCGATGCAGACGCAGCAGCCCATCTCGACGACGACCGCGCTGGTCAACTACGTCAAGGCGACCATGCCGCTCGTGACCGCCCTGCGTGAACTTGGCTGGGGGCCCGACGAGCTGCAACAGATGGAAGACGACAAGGCGAGCGAGCCCACGCCGCCGACCTTCACGTCAGCGATGCAGGGCTTCAACCAAGGTGTGCCGGGGGCGTACCCCTCGCCGCCGGGCCCGACCCCTTCACCGGCCGCGACCCCCGGCACGCCGCAGCCGAAAGGAGCCTGATGCCACTGCAGCCCTGCACTGAGAACGGCAAGCCCGGCTTCAAGTGGGGCGCAGGCGGGGCGTGCTACACCTACACGCCCGGCAACACGGCCAGCATGGCGCAGGCGAAGCGCAAGGCCATGGCGCAGGCCGTCGCGATGAGCTACTCGCAGAAGCGTGCGGGCAAGACTCCCGAGGTGCCGGTGTGAGCGACTTCGGCTGGGGGACGTGGACGTTCATCATCGTCATAGGCGTCTTCGTCTGGGGCAGCATCATCATCTCGTGGCTGCGCAAGTGACCTGTCTGCTCGTCATCATGTTGCTCGTCTGCCTCGGTCTCATCATCTTCCTGCTCTGGTAAGCGATGGCCCTGCCCGCCGTCGTCGAGACCGAGCGCGCGTGGCGCGCCGCGCTGGCCGCGCGCGAGGAGGCGGCGATGCAGGCGATGGCCGTGCGCTACGCCGAGTTCACCGAGCGCATGATGGCCGAGTTCGAGGCGCTCGCCGAGCAGGTGACGCGCATGGCCGCCGAGGGCGAGGTCGTGAGCATCGGCAAGGTCTACCAGCTCGAACGCTATCAGCGCATGGCCGCGCAGATGGACCGCGCCTATGCCGAGTTCCGACCCTACGCCGCCGAGGTCATCAGCGCCGAGCAGCGGTATCTGCTCGACGCTGGCATGGACAACGCGCGCGGCGAGCTGCGCGCCATCGGCGAGTCGAGCGTCATCGCCGACACCTTCGCGACCATGGTCGAGGGCTGGCCTGCCGGGGCGATTGACCAGATGGTCGGCCAAACGCAGGGGGGGCCGCTTGCCGAGCTGCTCGCCGGGGCGACCACCGACGCCGAGGCCGACGTCGGGCGCTCGCTGGTCGAAGGCGTCGCGCTGGGGAAGAACCCGAGCGTCGTCGCCCGGGAGATGGCCGACAGGTTCGGGCTCCCACTGGCGCGTGCCAACTGCATCGCGCGCACCGAGATGCTGAGCGCCTTCCGCTCCTCGACGCTGGAGGGCTACCGGCAGGCCGGGGTCGAGCAGTACCAACGCCTGAGCGCGCAGGACAGCGTGGTCTGCGAGGGCTGCGCGGCGGCCGAGGGCGGGCTCTACTGGACGAATGAAGACTTCGAGGACCATCCCAACTGCCGCTGCTCGTGCATCCCCTACTACCCCGGCGCGGTGCAGTTCCCCATGGGCGAGGATTGGTTCAACACGCTCGACGAGGGCGACCAGCGACAGATTCTCGGCCCGACGAAGTTCGATATGTGGAAGAACGGCGAGGTCAAGTTCGACCAGTTCGCGACGCGCACCGGGAACGCGACATGGGGCGGGGCCATCGGCCCAACGTCCGTGCGCGACCTGCGCGCAGGCGGGGGCGGGCTCCCACAGCTCAGAGCGCCGACGACACCGCCCGCCCTACCGGGCGGCGTCATGGGCTCGCAGGTCGCGAGCGGCCTACCGCTGCCGGGCGGTGGAATCACGGACGCCGAGATGTAGCTCGTCGCCGCCGAGCTGGACGTCGGGAGCTACGCCGGGAGCGGTTCGCTGCGCGGGCTGGTCGGCGACGATGGCACGCTCGACGCGGCGCGCGAGGCCCTGCACCGCGAGTGGCTCGGGCGCGCGGTGCCCGACTTCCTCGAAGCGCAGGAGAGGCCGCTCTGTCAGCGCCTCGGCGGGGGCTCGGCCTCGGGCAAGTCGACGATGCGCGGCAGCGGCAAGGTCGACATCATGGAACGCCGCACGGCGGCACAGATTGACGCCGACGAGTTCAAGGCGATGACCGAGGAGTACAAGCTGCTCAGCTCGGCGAACGACCCGCTCGCTGCCTCGTTCGTGCATCAGGAGTCCTCCTACCTCGCCCGGGCGGCCGAGATAATCGCCCGCAACCGGCGGGTCAACATCGTCACCGACGGCACGAACGACGGCAGCCTCGCCCGCTGCATCAAGCAAATCGAGGCCCTGCGCGCCGACGGCTACCGCGTCGAGGGGTTCTTCAACACGGTGCCGCTCGACACGGCACTCGAATGGGCGGCGAAGCGCGCCGCCGAGGAGGGCCGTACCGTGCTGGAAGAGGTCATCCGAGCGAACCACGCCGCCGTGTCGGCGAACTTCGAGGAGTTGGCCCCGTACTTTGACCGCCTCTTCCTCTTCGACAACTATGCCGGGGGCGAGGGCGTGTCGCTGCTCATCGCGAGCTGTGAGCGCGACGCCCTCATCGACATCATCCGGGCCGACCTCTACGATGCCTTCCTGCGCAAGAGTTCCGAGGTCGCCGCGCGCCTCGACGCGCTGCGCACCATCGAAGCGGCTGGGCGCAAGCTGGCGGCCGACGGCTTTGGGGCCGTGCGGTACGACAACCTGACCACGATGACGCCGGGCCCGGGCGGCGAGCTGGAGTCTGCCTTCGTGACCGACTTCAAGCTCTCCGACAAGCTCCACGACGTCACGACCTACCCGAACGAGGGCACGGCGCAGGCGGCGAAGCGCGAAGTGATGATGAACCTCGACGGGCGGCTCGCCGGGAACGCCGATTGGGAGAACTACGTCGCCCGGCGCGCGGGCTACGAAGGCCGAGCCGACTACCTGCAGAGCTTCCAGACCGCCTATGACATGACGCCCGCACAGGCCGAGGAATCTCTGCGCTCAATCTCGCAGACCGAGGTCAGCCGACTCGTGCAGGAGTGGGCGCACACGAGCGCCGACTCGAATCCTGTCTCGCTCGCCATGCAGCTCGCGGCGCGCGACGAGTTCGGTCTCGTCGACGCCGTGCTCGACCATCTCGACAAGGCCATCCTCGACGACATCGCGCAGTACGGCACGGGCGACCTGCTCGCGCAGTCGCGCATGCCCGCCTATCAGGCTTTCCTCCGGGCGCAGTACGACGTCACGCAGGACTACCTCAAGGCGACCAACGTCGACGAGGTCGTACTCTACCGGGGGGCCGTGCTCCCGGGCGACATCTACAGCGCCGAGGCGCAGGAGGCCGCGAGCATGCTCTGGAACGGCACCCTGCTGGACGTCGAGCTACAACCGCTGTCCTCGTTCTCAATCGACATGCAGACGGCTTTCAAGTTCGCCGACCACGGGGCGGGCGACGCGAGCACGGTCATGGTCGTGCGCGTCCCGGCCGACCGCATCCTCTCGACCTGCCGCACGGGCTACGGCTGTCTGCAGGAGGGCGAGTTCGTCATCCTCGGCACCGAGTTCGAGGCCCCGGTCGCGTTCAAGCTGAGCGGCTCGTTCGGCGTCGTCGTGCCGCCGGGCATGAACACGGCCTCGGTCGACACCGCGAACCGCGCGTGGCTCTACTCGGGCGAGTTCGCCAAGTGGGTCGCGAGCCTCGGGGTACAATGAAAGCCCGACCCCAGTTA